GACTGCTTCTGTCAAGAGAGCCGTTGGCAACGTTCTCAACAATGTTCCCATTCAGAAGGTGCCTGGTGCTCAGACAAAGATTAAAGTTGAGGAGATGTTTACAGGAACTCGTATGATGCCTCCTGATGCCTGGAATGCCATTCTTTCGAAGGGTTTCAAGCATAATGGTGCGTTTTATGAAGTTCCTGGAGACAAAGGTCGATGTTTTTGGATGTCTGTTGCTCTTGTTCTTGGTTATCCCAACAATCAGTGGGAAACATTTGCAGGGTATTGGGGTGAGAAGTTGCATCTTTCTCAAGGTGGAGCTGACTACTTCAAATCAGATTCAAGTGTAGCCTCTGCCGATGTTATTGCTGTGATCCTTTCCATGAACTTGACAACTGTGGATTACGGTAACACTGGTGCTCCAAGGAAAACACAAAGGAAGTCTCACTATGGTGCTTTGGTTTATTCCAACAACCATTTTGATGTTTGGCTTTTTGACAATCACCCTTTTGTTAGAAAACCCAAACACATCACTATGAAAGACATGAATTTCTATGATGTCGATCTGTTTCCAGGTGAGATCGGCTCCAATGTTGATTTCCAACAGCGATTGTCTTCCACATTTGATCTGAACACACGTGAACAAGCCAATGCTAACTACATTGAGCACACAAGAGGAGCTCTGATGACTGCTAAGGCTTTGCCCTTTACAAGACGCAAAGTCTCCATGTGTGGTATCAATGCTGTTGCTGGAGGTGGAAAAACCCGGTTTGCTGCGGAAGAGGCCCTGAAGTTGTATTCACCAGCTTGCCCTGATGCTTTTGCTTACATCACACCCCTGAGGTTGAATCGAGATGATTTTGCGGCTACTTTTGCAGAGTCCATTGGTAAGACGATGGACTATGTTAATCGGCGTATGATTATTCAGACCTTCGTCACTGTGCTCACAGGTGAAAAGAATAAGGAAGATGTATTTGTAGCACCTCGTCGAGTCAACACTAACGTTCAATGTGTTTTCGTTGATGAGGTGTTCAAATTTCCCTTCAATCTTATTCAACTTTATGCTCAGCTTTTTCCAAATGCCAAGTTCGTATTGCTGGGTGATCCTCGTCAGATGAGTATTGACCCAGACCACTTTCCAACCTACAAAAATGCTGTCAAAGATAATTTGATAGATGCTGGTTTTGATCCTGAAAAGCACATGTATCGTTGTGATGTGTCCAGTCGTTTCGGTCCGAACACTGTCGATCTAATCCGATCCTCACTGAGAGTCACTTATCAACTGTTCTGTGACAATGTGCGTGAAGAGGAGATTCTCAGATTTTCCAGTCCTGAAATGTTCGCTTCAGTCAGAGCAAGGTTGGGTGATCGTTTCCGTGATATTGTGGCATCAAAGAAATCAGCATTTGTCAATGAAACTTCTGCCTCGATACACACCTGTGCAGCTGCTCAAGGCATAACTCAAGAAAACACATTTCTTTTGATCGATTCCTTTCAAATGAGAGCTTATGACAAAGGTCAAGAAGCGTTGCTTGTTGGTATTTCTCGGCATAACAAAGGTTGTTACCTGTACTTTGATCCCAAAGTAGGCATTCAAGCTCAATGGCCTGATCAATACAGAAGAATAGGTGGTTCTGTTGCTTTTCAATTGCCTGATGTCAACAAATTTGTGGTCAAGGGTTTGCCAAGCTACGCTTTTGACTATGCCACGCCAATGGTGGTTAATCGAAAGCCTAGTGAGTTTGTTTATCGTGTCAACAAAGTTCGTCCTGCTTGGCATCCTGTTCGTTTTGTCAGAAGTGATCTTGAATTCATGATTGGGGAATCTTTTTTGACTGTTGATAATCAGCTTGAGGCCATGAGTTATGATCCCAGGAAAGGTGTGAATGTCAAATTTGATGTGGGTGAACTTCGTTCTGCTAATTTTGAAGCCAAACTTGTTAGTCCTTTTGCATTCGGAAAGCGACACTACACCAGATCTAAAGTTCAAACTTTTGCCACATTCATGGGTCGGCTTGGTTCAGCCAAGGAGTTCGCAAGATATCAAAGAGCAAAGATGCCAAATGAAACTGTCATGAAGCGATTGTGCAAATCCATGGTTAAAAAATTTCAAGACACCTATTTCGACACGAAGGCTTATCAAACAGAACTCAATTCTTTTGTCGTGGACGAAGAATTGAATGCTTCATTTAATGAGTTTCTGGCAGTAGCAAAGATGGATGCTGGCCATTCGAGTAGGACCATGATGCAGATGTTCACAGCTCTCCGAGGTCATTTGAAGGGGCAAATCAAACCGAAAGGGATTGATTCTGCTTTCAAAGAGAAGGGTGGTCAACCAATTGCTGCTATGGAGAAGTCAGTCAATTTAACATTCAGCGTTCTTTTTAGGCTGATGCGAAAGTTGATGGGGAAGTGTTTGAAGAAGGAGTTCATGCTGGCTGACAATGTTTCTGATGATGAGATTCATATGCACTTCAAAGAGTATTTCCCAGCCGGTAGCCACATTCTCATGACTGATATGACTGAGTTTGATGCGGCTCAAGGAATTTTTTCCAAGCTTTTGGAAATGTCGCTTGAGGAGTTTTTCTGTCCCGATTTGAATTTGCTGAAGTTTTACTTTGATCTTAGAGGAGATAACCCGTTGTTCAGCACTTTCATGAAAACCTGGTGGAGTCAAAACAAACCATCAGGCGCTCCTGATACGATGTTTGGAAACATCATTGTTAGCATGTTCATTACTGTCATGCTGGTTCCAGTTGGTCTTATCAAGGCTGGAATTTTTAAAGGTGATGATACTTTGATATCAATTCTAAAATCAGTTTTTGTGTTAAATAAAGACTTGTTCAATATGATTTTTAAGGATGATGTTAAGGTTGTTACCCATGCTGACATAGGTGAATTTTGTAATAATTTGTTTTCAAATGCTTGCTATATGTATAATCCCATGGTTCTGGTTCAAAAAATAATTAATAAAGAGTATAGCAAAGTTCTGAGTGATGAAAATGAATGGAATGAGTTCATGCAGAGTTTCAATCTCATCCTTAATCCTTACCGTGAGTTGCCCTTTGAGTGTCTTGACATGTTTGCACGTTGGTCTGGTATTTCTTATGACCAAGCTTTTTACATCATGTCAGTACTGGAGGGTTTTTCACAGTTGACCTGGATTGAGGCTCTTGAGCTCGATTTTTCAGCTCACACACTCTCAGATCACATGGGTGGGGTCTTAAATTAAAGATCACCTGAATACTTAACTTTATTACAAAATTTCTTTAATTTACAAAAAACTTTCTCAATGTATCAAAAATATCTTTCGACTTCTGGGGAATCGGTTGCCGAACCCCAGGAATTTGTCCCTATTGAAGCAGATTATCTCTCCGAAAAGGAGATTTATGAATTGGGTGACTCACCCGCGTCGGAAAAATTCGGTCACATCCATAACTTGCGGAAGTTGGATGGAAAATGGTATCGCCCTTTGTTCCATAACTCTCCGGAAGAGTTTCTCAAAATGCTTCAAGTCTTTGATCTCCCTCGCCCAATCGTCTCCTTGGAATCCCTGGCGGTTGGAATCAGTTGCCACATTCTCTTTCGCTCACATGATATCTCTCTTATCTTGCAAGACCCTGAATATGCTTATGAAATGTGTTTGTCTAAGCTCTATGATCCTCTCATTGTCCCTGAACTCTATGTTCTCATTGATAATTCCAGACCTTATTTTCCTTCTGCGGAAGTCTTGGCTCAGCGTATCTCGTGGGAGAACCCTGAGATTGAAACTGAAGCAATTGTTACAGTCCTTAATGGCATGGGTTACGGTGTTGCTATCGAATCTATTGGAGCTCGTGGAAAGCGTGTTCCCAAGTCTAAAGCTGCTGTTGTCACCAAGTTAACCAAATTGGTGAATGCTCCAGCCTTTCGCCCCAAGAAGAAGAAAAATCTCAAAAACTCTCAAAGGACTAAAGCTATCATCAAAAAGACTGTCGGTGGTTATGTTTCAAGCAAAAAGCCCGTTCAACAGACCATCGATCTTGTCCGACAAATGGCTGATCCGGTCAATTCACAAGTTCATAGAATTCCCTCAAAAGGTAGAGTTGTTCCGACTTGTCTGTCTAAAACTTCTGAAGTCATCATCCCAGATTTCGACGGTGGTAACAATAACCTTTGGGCTGCCATCAGTGACCAAAAAGAGAGGGCTGCGGTGTTTAAGCTTGAAAATGGTTCAACGCTCACGTACAAGTATGTGTTCACTGCTGCTTACATAACTGGAGGCGATCTTGTTAATGTTACTACTATTGATTTGGCAGCTTTTCAAGCGCTCTTCAATAATTTTGACAGAATTCCTTTGCCTTTGGTTATTGCCACTGCAACATCTGCTTACAAGCCTCATGGACCAATTATGTTTGCAGGTTCGTGTCAGACAAAATCCTTGCCTGGTATGCGTTTCTTTTTCCTCAATGTCAATGACACAGTTACCTTCGTGCTTAATGCTACTTCAACAAATGCTTATTATCTTCTGACAGATTACTATGTTGATAATACAATAACCACTGGTGAAGCTGCTCTGAATGCCACTTCTGTCGTTTACACTGCTGCTGCAGCTGGCTATTATGCTTTTTCCATACAAGCTCGTGGCACTGCAAATTCCTTGACAGGAAAAACAATGACTGTCACACTTGATTCGCCTGCATCTCTGCCCTCAAATCAAATTGCACACAAAGCTATGGTCGATCTTGGTGATAATCTTTACTCAGTTCAATCTTCCAAATGGCTAGCATCGTCCTTTCGGGTGCAGAACAATGCATCCATGACCAAAGATGGTGGCTCTGTAGTCATGGCTCAAGATGTTGAAGATCAAGATTGGACTACGGCCATTATCAAAAATGATCCTGCTTTGTTCATTCCTGGTATACCTGATTACAAGGAGATGTCTTTCATTAATGGAGCTTACATGTATCTCAAACCTGGCTCTGAGGATTCTTTCAAGACCAACACATCTTTGAAGCTTGATGGTAATCTTGTTGCAGATTCCTGTTACGCAATTGAACGAGCTAATTGGGCTTACATGGCTATCACTTTTGAAGCTGCGGATAGCAAGAACTATCTTATGGAGTCTTGTCACAGCATTGAATTTCAATCCAGAAACAAGTTTTTTGAAGCTATCAAACCTGATTTCCAGTATGTAGCTGTCTTGGAGTCTCTTGATATTATCAAAGACGCGCCCCAGTTCATGGAGAATCCCACTCATGGTGCTGCCATCATGACATCAATCAAAAACTTTTTCAGCAAGGCTGCTGGTTTTGTTACACAATATGCTCCTGGAGCAATTGCTATTGCTAAGGCAATAGGTTCTTTTATTTAGTTATTTCTTTCTTTTCTATTTACTTCTTTACTTTTGGGTCAAACGACCATAACTTTTTCTCTTAAAC